CCTGGGAATTGTGTTTATGGCAGACGGGTATGCTTTTGGCTTCGCCTCATTCAGCAAGCAGCTTTCATCCCTGTCGCAGATATTTATGCAGAGTGACTTCGTAGTCAATTCGGAGACAGGAAGGCTCAGCAAGCTGCTCATTATGCTCGTGAAGTCGCACGATGTCAGGAGGCTAATATCACGGAAGATGTATAACTACTATGACGGAGTGCGGACGACAGTCTATACGACCAATGCAGTAAGCATGAAGTACAGAGGCGTGTTCGAACTCGAGCGTAGAGACCCCGGTAAACTTATGTATCAGGCCCGATTTGAGGATAATTCATTGGATGAAATATATTTACTATGGCTGAAAAAATACAAGAAGTAAAAGACTTAAATCTCATCCAGAAGAAGCTGGATGATGTGAACGCCCTGATAAAGCCGTACCAGTTGGCATATGTCAGGACAATAGAGGACTGTGTCCCTCTGGAAAAGAATGCACACTATATGGAGAAGCAGACACTTGACAGGCTTACCGCCAATGTCGCGGAAGACGGCTTCCTCAGTCAGCTCCCGTTCGCCATGAAGCGGGATGACGGCAAATATCTCATTCTGTCAGGGAACCACAGACTCAAGGCTGCTATAAAGGCAGGACTTGAATACATCCTCATCCTCTACATCGATGAGGTGGACAAAGACAGACAGATAGCGTATACCCTTTCCCATAATGCACTTGTCGGAAAGGATGACCTGCAGATGCTGAAGGAGATCTACCAGGAGATGCACAGCATCGAGGCGAAGGAGTTCTCCGGTCTCAACGGGATAAAGTTCATTGATGTGGACAAAATCAACACTGTATCAATCAATGACGGAGACATAGAACTGACGGAACTGAAATTTCTGTTTACAGAGAGCAGAAGCAACAATGTCAAGTCTGTCCTCGCCGAACTGGAGAAGCAGGACATAGACGAGAACTGCTCTATCGTCACTGGGTCTTACGAGGCTTTCATCAAGGTGGCTACCGAAGTGAAGAAGAAATACAACATCAAGAGCAACACGGTTGCCTTTGCAAGGATGATTGACATATGCAGTGAACACCTGAAGGATACTGGAGAAAAGGAGGTGTGATATGGCCGGGAAAGGCAGACCGAAGGACCAGACATCCCTGTATGACAAGTACATCAAGGGAAAGGAGGAGATAATCAAGTCGGACTGCAGGAACGGTGCTGACAACAGGGGTATTTGCAGGAGGCTCGGGATAAGCCTCACTACCTACAAGAGAATACTGAAGGAACATCCAGAAGTGAACGACCTTCTGAAAGAGAGCAAGGAAGAAGCAGACCTCAATGTGGAGAGTGCGCTCTACAGACGAGCGATAGGCTACGACTACGAGGAGATTGTCACTGAAGTAAAGGTTGAGCCGGACGGATCCGCCCAGAGGTCGGTGGTCAGAAAAATAAAGAAACACATTGCCGGAGATACGACTGCGCAGATTTTTTGGCTGAAGAACAGGAACCCTAAACGATGGAGGGATGTTCAGGATATTTCTGCGGAAGTGAACAACAAGATTGAGCTTGAGCCGTTGACGAAGGAAGAGCTCGAGATATTGGAGAAGATGACCAGTGAGAGAAAACAGTGAGTCATATAACAGCTACCTTCTTAGGGCAAGGCGCCAGCTGATGCTGGGGTCTTTCCGTTCGTATATTGACAAGATATATCCAGCTGCGTATATGCAGAAATACATCTTCGGCGCCCATCACGACAGGATAATTCAAGTGCTGGAGAAGGTCGTGTCTGGGGACATACGGAAACTAATCATCAACATTGCCCCGAGGTATGGCAAGACGGAGCTTGTCGTGAAGATGTTCATCTCTTGGTGCTTTGCCATATGCTCCCGTTCGCGGTTTATCCTCCTGTCCTATTCCTCATCACTTGTAGAGGATAATTCGGAGGACATAAAGGACATTATGAGGTCAGGATATTATAGATATATGTTCCCATATGTAGAGATATCGAAGAAGTCCGACAAGAAGCAGAAATGGAACACCACAGAAGGAGGAGGTCTCTATGCCGTCTCTACGCTCGGACAGGTAACTGGATTTGGTGCAGGAAGGACAGACAGTGCAGATGAGGAAGAAAGGGATTTGGATGAATTTACGGCTTGGTACAATCCAGGGAACTTCACAGGCGCTGTTATCATAGATGACCCCATCAAGCCGGAAGATGCCCTCTCTGACAACGAAAGGGAAAAAGTCAACAGGAGGTTCGAGACTACCATCCGTAGCCGTGTGAACTCAAGGAGGACTCCGATAATCATAATAGGACAGAGGACACACGAGCATGACCTGTGCGGTTATGTTCAGGAGGTCGAGCCGGGAGAATGGACAGTCCTCTCAATGCCCTGCCTGATATTCGATGAAGATGGCAACGAGACAGCCCTGTGGCCACATAAGCATACGGTGGAAGAACTGCATAAGCTGCAGGAGACTGACTCCTTTGTTTTTGAAACCCAATATCAGCAGAACGCTAAACCGCTGGAGGGTCTGATGTATGAGAGGTTCAAGACCTACGAGGTGTTCCCTATCGGAAGATACCAGATAAAGAACTACACGGACACGGCAGACACAGGCAGCGACTTCCACTGCTCCATTGACTACAGGGAGTATCAGAACGGGGAATGCTATGTCATCGATGTCCTCTATACAGACAAGCCTATGGAGTACACCGAAGTGAAGCAGGCGGAGATGATGACAAGGGACAAGGTGGACCTCGCGAACATCGAGGGGAACAATGGCGGCCGGACTTTCTCAAGGAATGTGGAGAAGAATGTCCGTGCCCTGGGGAATGCGCATACGAAGTTCTCGACATTCACTCAGTCCAAGAACAAGGACACGAGGATATTCACGAACACAGCCACCGTCCAGAATATGGTCTATTTCCCTGCCGACTGGGCAAGGAGGTGGCCGCAGTTCCACAACGCGATGACATCCTTCCGCAAGGAGGGGCGCAACGCCCACGATGACGCACCAGACGCAGTGACGGGCATAGTGGAGATGCGAGAGAAGAGGCAGACAACCAAGTTCAGGAGAACCTGACAAACAGATACAGATATGGCACTATTGGAGAAAATCAAGACGCTCGTGGAGTCCTCCTGTCCGGACTACCACTTCATCTATGAGACGGACAGGATGATGAACGAGAGGGCTGACGACTCCCCGTTCCCGTGCGTGTTCTTCGAGGAGTATACAGACGGGAGAATAACCAACCGCTTCGGATGGAAGGAGCAGATAACCGTGGAACTGTCGTTCATGAGGCTTGCGGAGTTCCAGTGCGATGCAGTGGTAAGGGAGCGTATCAGGGATAATATGAAAAGAAACGCCGTCATTCCGTTTCTGCGTGCCCTTGAACAGGCCAAAATCATCGACCCGGTGTCAGAGTATATACTGATGCCGGAGCCTCCGAGATTTGACGCAAACGCCGTTTCCCTGCTCCTCCGCTTCAATGCATCATATAAACTATGCTGATATGCTACGGATAGGAAAGATACGCATCGGAAAGCTCGACTGGGAGGGTCGGGACTTTACCTACGGGCAGAGGATAGAGCTCGGGGAGATATTCGGGGAGAAGGACAGGAGCGAGTACAGCAAGCTATGTGATGCCTTCAAATGCCTGTACGGGTGCGACAGGAGGATACTACCGATGAAGCTACGCATCAGGGTATTCGACGGGATACTGAAAGGGCTGAAGGGATGGATTGACCGTGAGCAGAAGATGCTCTCCTATACCCCGTCCGGGGAGGAGCTTTCAGCCGGCATCAGGGAACTGTCTGCCAAGGTTGGCAGCATGTCCACGATAAAGTCAATAGCGAAGACCTACTCTGTAGACCCAGACAGGGTACTGGAATGGCCTTACGGGAAGGTCTTCGGGATACTCTATACGGATCTTGAAGAAAGGAAGTACGAGAAGAAGCTGCAGAAGGTGTATTATGATAATCGACGGACTAAACACAGATAGGCTGGAGTCTATCGTCAGAAAAGCCCTGTCCCAGTGCATAGCCACAATCAAGGACAACTCCACGAGGGCAGGACAGGTAGCCACAGGGAAGACTCTGCGGTCGCTGGAGTACACCCTGAAGGACAGCGGCACGGCATACATCGCCCGGATACTGGGACGCCCCTACTTCGGAACACTTGAGACGGGAAGGGGTCCGTACAGAGGCGGCAAGGGAGACCCGGAGGGCTTCAACCAGCGGCTCATCGAGTGGATGAAGGCCAGGGGCTTCAGCTGCCGTGACGATGAGGAGTACAGGAGAATGGCGAACTACCTACGGTGGAAGATAAACAAGTTCGGTACTGCCCTATACAGAAAGGGAGGAAGAAAGGATATCTTCACTCCAGCCGTAGCGGATCTGCAGGAGGTCCTTGAGAAGGAGCTGCTGATGTTTTTCCAGCATACGGTGGAAGATATGTTCACGAAGGGATTTCAGGGCTTCGGCCGTTCACTATAGGAGATTGAGTTATGAGAAACATCCAGAGAAAGGACATCGCAAAAGCCTGGGACGGGACGGACAGGCTGAACGAGAACAACACGGGAGGTCTTGCAGTGTGGGACATCCCCTCATCCGTCCACAATGCGTTCAATCCGGTCATATTCACGAGGACGAGATATATGCACCTCGTTGATGTCTATGTCCCGGAACAGAAGCAGAAGCCGAACTATGTGTCCATCAACAGCAGCGACATCAGCATAGAGTTTATGTATGCCACGAAGTCCCCCCTGTATCTTACCCTTACCACAGACAGGGGCGTGCTCAATGTTATGGTGTACTCGGACTCCACGGTATGGAGACTTTCCAATCTGTGTTCCAGAATAGACTCCGTGGATGCCATCGGGCTGACACTTGAAAGCAAGTCTGATGCCCCGGTAAAGGACACTTCGTACATCTACCTGCTCCCGGGGGCTGGATATGAGGACGAGAATTATATCTGTGACGGGAAGGACAGGATACTCTTCAGGAGTCTTGAAGTGGAAACGGCGACATTCCGCATCACTCACGGCACGGAGTCGGTTACTCTGTCTGCCGAAAGTTACGGGGGTGTCATCAAGTTCGATGTCTCGCAGATACTCAGGTCGTGGTTCAACAGCTCCTTCTCCGACTTTCCGGAAGGGACTGCACTGATGAAGGACGAAGCCCTGTACTGCGACTACAGGACTACGGACATAGGAGGAGAGACACTCCAGTTCCTCGCTGTCAATGCCGTCGCCCAGATTGGGGAGACAGCAGACAGAAGCGATGACGGAGGGTGCGTGCTTACGAGATTTGAAAGTCTTCGCCAGTACCTGGGCTACCAGCTGGACTATGCCCTGCTCGCCACCTCGGAAGATGTGGAGACCGCAATGGGCACTGCAACTGCAGGAGCAGTATGGCGTGTGCTCGTCAGTGGCGCAGGGCATCTTCTCCAGGACGGAGACGGAGTGAACATCCAGAACGAGGAGTCAAGGAACATCACGCTCGCCGTGAAGTTCAACAAGAGGATATTCTACCTGTGCGTCCCTGAAAGGCCGTTCTATGTCAGGTGGCTGAATATGCTCGGAGGCGTGGACTACTTTATGTTCTCACGGCAGCAGAAGATTTCCCCGTCTGTCAAGTCCTCCTCTACATACGCCCCGTTCATTGAAAATCCGGAGACTGCGGACAGCAACATCAAGCCATACACCCTGACCACCGAGAACACAGTCACGGTAGGGGCCGAGGGCTTGAGCAGTTCCGACTTCCTTGCCATAAGCGAAATGCCGTTCTCCCCTCTCATAGAGTGGTGGTCGGAGAAGTTGTCCAGATGGGTGCGCCTCTCCGTGAGCAAGTTCGACGGGACGCACTACACAAGACCAGAAACGAAGTCTGTAGAAATATCATTCACATTGCCGGACATTAACACGCAGTTCTGATATGCAGGAAAGGATATACATCAACGGAGTGCTTATGGAGCAGTCCGACAACAAGGGGATTTCCCTTGTCTATCAGTCGCAGCTGTTCACGGACATAGACAGCATCGTCAGCAACAGGACGAATTCCGTGGACTTCCCTATGACGAGGAACAATCTGCTTGCCATTGACAGGACGCACCTGCCAGGCATTGACTCCCCGTATGCCTACAGGAGGCACAGGGTCATATACATCCGTGACGGGATACAGATATTTACTGGATACGGCACGCTCCTGTCCATCACTGACACGGCGATAAAGTTCTCGTTTACCTGGGGGAATGTAGAGGAGTTCAAGAAGCTGCTTGACATCAAGCTTCAGGACCTTCAGGGAGAGCCCTCGCACATCTGGTGGAGCAACAAGTACGGAACCGAAGATTTCTTTGACTACGACATAGACTTCGGGCGCACGGACTATCCGCATCCCATTGTCCCGGTGTCGAAGATAATCGAGGCAATGGAGAAGGCAAGCGGAGTGAAAATCAAAAACCCGGAGGTGTTCTCGAACTATGTCATCCCCCTCGTCACGAAGAATGCAGATGACGAGGCCAGACTTACAGGCGGCGTCAACATAGTGTATGGCAGCAAGTACGGATACCAGCCGACCAACGGCGATATGCCGTATCACTTCCAGCACTGCTGTCTGCTGCCCAACGGAGAGGAAGATACCGATATCCCAGGGATGCATATCGGCCGTGGCATATACAATGTCTCAGACCTTGACGAAATAGAGCTGTTCATCGGGGCAGGAGGATGGGATTTCAGGACACTGCGTACAGTAGGAGGAGTAAACCGCCGCTATATGTATACCAATGTCAGAATATACTCGGTGGATGAGAACGGGAACTATCCGAGGGAGCTGGGGCACATCGCCACCAAGGAATACAAGAGTCTGGATGGATATGCTTATTATAGGGTCGAGAAGGACAGCAGGCTGCGTGTGGATGTCTCAGGATGCTCGTACATCATTGTCGTAGTCAATTCCTGCGGAGACAATGAAAATGTCCAGTTCAGGGACATAGGATTTCAGTCGGACTCTTTCAATATCCATCTCTACGACCCGAATGCAGAATATGTACTTCCTGAGGGACAGTTTCCTGTCTGGAAGAACCTGCCAGACTGGGACTGTGCCCAGCTGCTGAAGAACCTGATGAAGATTGCCGGGGTTTTCCCGTTCCTTGGCGGATCAGACAACGAGATAGAGTTCATAGGGGCAGACCGCATCTACGAGAACCGCTCCAAGGCTCTCGACTGGACCGAAAAGCTTGTCTTCAAGAACGGTCTCCCGACCGAGCAGACGATGCAGTACGGTTCCTATGCAAGGATCAACCACTGCAAGTATGCTGAGGACGACACGGTGCCGGGAAACTATGACGGAGACCTTGAGATAGATAGCGAGACGCTTGACAGCGAGACTGACCTGATTACCCTTGACTTCGCTCCGACAAGATGCATAGGAGCTGACGGAAAAAGACCATACATAGCCTCGTATGTGGAGAGCGATGAAGGAGAGGTGGAGTTTACAGAGGTAACCCCTCGTATCCTCCAGTATTATACCACCATCGACGGAGTGAAGAAGACTACATTTTCAGGTCTTGAATGGCCTGCGCTGCTGGAGGACAGATACTACACATACCGGCAGCTCGTCAACCGTCCGAGGGTCATCAAGGTAAGCGTGGTGCTTGACACTCTCGAACTCTCGAAGCTCGACCTCTCCGTTCCTGTGTACTCGTTCAGCCTCGGGCACTATTATGCCATAACGAAGCTGACAACGAAGGACAAAGGGCTTGCGGAGGTGGAGCTGCTTATGCTGCACGGGGCGGTAAGGAAGAAGGACGAGGTAAACAGCATTACAGACCTGACTGTCCTGTCCGACGGAAACGGGGGCTACTATGCGTCCATACCTTCAATGACGACTGACCAAATTTCAGCCCTGCGTCAGGACGCCAACTACAGGATATGCCTCATCCGATACGGATACACCAGGAGAGGAAAGCTTGTCTCATACACCGACAAGACAGGAAAGGAGACGAACACCAACACTGACAGACATAAGTTCAGGAACTACAGGAGACGGGAGCGGTGGCGCATCATCGGGGAGGAGCTCCTTGCCACGGGCAAAATTGCCTCACACTCGCAGACACGTCGGTATTACGGCTCATCGTCCCTTGTATTCGCGTTAAACGACACGATAACACTTCCACCTATGCGGAGCAAGACAAGGGGCGGTAAGAGCCGCAATTTGACAAAAAGCGGGAGGATCAAGAATTCCGACAGGGACGGCATAGCCGAGCTCTCGATTGCGATGTATAAGAGGGATGACAAGGGCAGGTGGAAACGCATATCCAACATCTGCCCCGTTAGGGGAAGAAGCGAGGATAAGCGTAAGCTGTGGGAATTCTCTTCAGACAATTTCGTTGAGGTAGAATAGAGAAAAACAATAAGCAGCCACCTCCATTGGAAGTGCACGCCTCACACGAAGCACCTGTCTGTTTGGAAGACGCTGCAAATATAGCAAATAATCATTACAGATACAGATATGGCAGAAGAAAAATCGGTATTGCTTGAGCTGAATGTAGATATAAGCGCAAACATCAAGCAGCTGCAGAAGTACCAGAACGCACTTGACAACACCAACGCCTCCATCAAGGAGTACCAGAAGAGGCAGAGGGAGGGGACGAAACTGACTGAGGAGGAGCAGGCTGACCTGCTCAGGTTGACGGAGCAGCGGAAGGCTCTCCAGAAGGAGATGTCCAACCAGTCGAGGTATATTCAGAACAGCATCGTCCAGAACGGGAAGTATCAGAACACCCTCAAGGGTCTGTGCGCAGAGCTTTCCAAGGCTAAGGACGAACTGCGTGCTATGTCCCTAACCGACCCGGGCTTTCAGGAGAAAACAAAGCAGGTGGACGAGCTGAATGAGAAGATCAAGGAGATGGAGGCTGCCTACGGAAGCCACCAGCGCAATGTGGGCAACTATGAGGAGGCAATCCTGAACGCCCTTGGCATCAACAACAAGTTCGGGCAGTCCCTGATGGCGATGAGCAGCGGAAGTGGAGGAGGCTCCGGCTTCAAGAATATGCTTGCAAGTATGGGGACGAGCGTCAAGGCATTCGGAAAGACCCTGCTGGGACTCCTGACCAATCCTGTCTTCCTCGGCATAGCTGGCATAGCAGGGGCTGGAATGGCCTTTAAGTTCTGGTACGACTACAACAAGGGGCTCGCAGAAGCCACGAAGCTGACCCAGCAGTTCACTGGGCTTGCCGGCAACGATATGAAGGCTGTGAGGAACGAGGTGCAGGCAGTGTCGGATATGTACGGCAAGGACTTCAAGGAGGTTCTCGTCTCTGTCAATGCCCTTGCCCAGCAGTTTGGTATCAGCCATCAGGAGGCGCTGTCCATTGTCAAGGACGGCTTCGTCTCCGGGGCGGATGCAAGCGGACAGTTCCTCGACACCCTCAGGGAATACCCGGCCTACTTCAAGGAGGCAGGGATATCTGCTGAAGAGTTCGTCGCCATCGCCACCGAAGCCACAAAGCAGGGCATATATTCGGACAAGGGCGTTGATGCCATAAAGGAGGCAAACCTGCGTATCCGCGAGATGACCACAGCCACATCGGACGCACTCAAGGGGATAGGCATCGACTCGGAGCAGGTTCAGAAAGACCTGCAGAGCGGGGCGAAGACGACCTTTGATGTCATACAGGAGGTGTCGGCAAGGCTTTCCGAGCTTCCGGAGTCCTCTGCTGCTGTCGGTACTGCGCTTGCCGACATCTTCGGAGGACCGGGAGAGGATGCAGGTCTCCAGTACATCAAGACCCTGAAGGACATCGAGACCGACCTTGATGCGGTAAAGGCGAAGTCTGGGGAGCTGGGGGCTATCCAGGAGAGACAGCTGCAGAGCCAGATTGAGCTTGACAATGCAGTGTCCGCCCTGTTCGATGCCACTGGCGGCTCATTCGAGAGGATGACTGCCAACCTCAAGATAATGGCTAATGAGTGGCTGACGAAGATAGTCAAGTATCTCATAGACATAACCAACTCGGTCATCGGCATATACAACGCCTCGGGTCTTGTGAGGGGCGGCATCCAGACCATCATAGCCGCAGTACGCATCCTGTATGTCATATCGAGGAACCTTTCAAGTATGGTCTTTGACTCGCTGAAGGGCATTGCGAAGCTCGTGGAGGGCATCTTCACTATGGACCTCGACAAGATTAAGGAGGCTGTCCAGATACCGATAGACAGAGTCGCATCATCCGTGCAGCAGGTCACTGACATAGTGAAGGACGGCATAGACAACTTCAACAAGAAGATAGACCCCATCGAGATACCAGTATCCACTGTCGGGGACTCGGGTCCTTCCTCTGCTCCTTCAGGAGCAAAACCAGTGACATCCACCCCGGCACTCAATGACGAGCAGTACGAGGCTGCCCTGAAGCATATGCAGGAGACCGCCAAGCTGGAGCAGCAGCTACTGGAGAAGCAGAGCGCATATTACTACAACGATGCCCTGTCCGCTGAGGAAAATGCCGAAAAGAAGTTCCAGGCCGAGCAGATATACCAGACGAAGCTATTCGAGATGAAGCAGCGGCAGGAGAAGGAGCAGCTTGCGTTCCAGCTCAAGAACGGTAAGCTGACGCAGCAGCAGTACGACACTATGCTTCAGGCGATGTCCATAGGCTCCGACAAGTTTTACAGAGAGACCGGGGAGAAGCTTGCAGCACATAACCGTGAACTGCTCCAGAGTGCGATAGATCTTGCCGGAGGAAAGGGTGTGGAAGACCAGATAGAGGATGTCAGGGAGGCGTACAGGTCAGCTGCGGAACAGATAAAGTCAGATGCGACCCTGTCAGCGGAGGAGAAGTCGTACTATGTTACCCAGCTCGCCATGAGGGAGGCCGAGGAAATCAAGTCCATCAGGCTGAATGCGAACGACGAGACCAACAGGAGGATTGAGGAGAGCGTATCGGAGCTGTATATGAACGACACCCGTCAGTTCAGCCGTTCCCAGCAGGACAGGCTGTCCCTTGATGCTGATTATCTGAAGGAACTGATTTCCCGTAAGAAGAAGGCTGGGCAGCAGACCATCGCGGAGGAAGAAGCCCTTGCCCAGACAGAGGCCCGGATTAGGCTGGCAAACCTTGACAGCGAGCTTCAGCAGACCTGGAACAACCTCGATGCCCAGTACCAGTTGAGAAGGCAGTACCTTGAAAAGGAACTTGCGCTGGAGGAACTGTCAGCGGAAAGGAGAGCTGCACTGGAGCAGGAACTGGCGCAGCTTAATTCTGACTATGCGAACGAGAAGATTGCAGCCTTCGAGTCGTATTCCTCTAATGTGACGGATACCCTGTCCAGCCTAAACGACCTGTTCAATTCCCTTGGAGACCGTGAGGTCCAGAAGGCGGAAAGTGACAACGAGAAGAAGAAAAAGGCTCTCGACAACCAGCTCAAGGCCGGAGTAATCTCACAGGAGAAATACGACAAGCAGACAGAGGCACTCGACGAGGAGCTTGACAAGAAGAAGGCAGCAATCGAACGAAAAGCGGCTATCCGTCAGAAGGCTCTGTCAGCAATGCAGATAGCAATCAACACAGCCGCAGCCATAATGAAGATATGGGCGGAAGTGCCAAAGGTGGACTTCGGCATCTCCACTGCGGCATTGACGGCAGTGGCCGCTTCTGTCGGAGCAATCCAGCTGGCG